CTCCAAGAGATTATCAAATAGAGGGAGTATACGATGCTCTAAGACACAATAGAAGGTTAGTGATATCGCCCACTGCCTCTGGCAAGTCTTTGATGATTTACTCAGTAGTTCGTTACTTTGCAGAACGAAAGAAAAATATTCTGATAGTTGTTCCAACGACATCTCTGGTAGAGCAGATGCATAAAGACTTCTTGGAATATGGGTGGGATGCTGATTCATATTGTCAAAGAATTTATGCTGGAAGAGATAAAGAACCAAGTGCTCCAGTTGTTATTACTACCTGGCAATCTATCTATAAGTTGGAAAGAAAGTATTTTGAAAGATTTGAAGTTGTAATAGGAGATGAGGCACATCTATTCAAAGCAAAATCTTTGACACAAATCATGACAAAACTTCATTTAGCGAAATATAGATTTGGTTTTACTGGTACACTGAGTGGTACACAAACACATAAATGGGTTCTTGAAGGCTTGTTCGGTCCTTCTTACAAAGTAGTTCGCACCGATGAACTAATGGATAAGGGTTATCTGGCAAAACTACAAGCAAAGATTCTTTTACTAAAACATGACGAGATAAAATTTTCTAACTATCAAGATGAAATAGACTACTTGATTAGTAATGACCGTAGAAATAATTTTATTAAAAACCTAGCACTAGACTTAAAAGGAAATACTTTAGTCCTTTTTGCTAGGGTGGAAAACCACGGACAAATACTTTTTGATAAGATAAATAGTGACAAGCAGAACCTTCAAAAGGTTTTCTTTATTCACGGAGGGGTGGATGTTCAAGACAGAGAACAAGTTCGTGAAATTGCAGAGAAAGAAAAAGATGCTATCATCGTTGCCTCTTACGGCACCTTCTCAACTGGAATTAACATTAAGAACTTACATAATGTAATCTTTGCATCTCCATCTAAATCTAGAATAAGAAATTTACAAAGTATTGGTAGAGTGCTTCGTAAATCTAATAACAAATTTAGTGCAACTCTATATGATATAGCAGATGATTGCACTTATCTATCAAGTAGAAACTACACTTTGAATCATCTCATCGAAAGAATTAAAATCTATAAAGAAGAAAATTTTAACTATGATATGATAACTATTAACTTCAGGAGTAAATAATGGAAGACGAATTCTATAGTACAATTAAATTAGTTACTGGTGAGGAGATATTTTCCATAGTAACCATAGACCCCGAAGCACCAGAAACTCTGATACTACAAGATCCTGTTGTCATACAAGTTATCCACGGAGCGAGAGGCTCGTATGTAAGAGTAGAACCTTGGTTACATATTCCTCAGGATGATTTCTTTTTTATCAATTATGACAAAGTTGTTACAATGACAGAGATTGATGAAGACCATGACATGATAGAGTATTACTGCAATTACCTATCAGAAAAATTAGAACAGAAGTACGGTCCTGTATTTAAAAATAAAGGCAAAAAAACTCGCCCCTCGGAAAAAATGGGATACAAAGGAACCGTTAAAGATGCCAAGAAAAAATTAGAAGATATATTTGCTCTAGATTCTCAGGAAAATAAGTCCGTAGGAATAGCAACAGATACTTAGCTACAATCCTTCTGAACTTCTACAAAGTTATTCTAATGGGGATTTGAACTTTTGTCAAGCTGTGCTATAATACCCTTATACAGATAAGAACTATGCCACGCAAAAGATCGGATCACTATGTCAATAATAAAGAGCTATTAGAGGCAATGGTAGTCTACAGAAATAAGTGTGCCATTGCAAAAGAGAAGGGTCTGGAACCACCATTAATCAGTAATTATTTGGGTGATTGTTTTTTAAAAATTGCAACTCATTTGTCGTATAAACCGAACTTTGTAAATTACATGTTCCGAGAGGACATGATCGGCGATGGTATAGAGAATTGCGTTCAATACATCCATAATTTCAATCCTGAGAAGTCTACTAATCCTTTTGCATACTTTACACAGATAATCTATTATGCCTTTCTGAGACGCATACAGAAGGAGAAGAAGCAACTTGAGATAAAAACTAAGATAATAGAGAAGACAGGATTCGATCAGGTCATGGTTGTAGAAGAAGGTGCAAGTGGAAGTGCTTCAGACTATAATACAATTAAAGATAACATCCAGTATAGAAATTCTAATAGATGAGAGACTTAGTTTTGTTTGGGGATTGTTTAGACACCCTTAAAGAATTTGATGAGAAACCTAGGATGTGTGTTACATCTCCTCCTTATTATGGTCTAAGAGACTATGGTGGCGAGGGCGATCAAATAGGATTGGAATCAACTCCAGAAGAGTATATCCAAAAACTAGTAGATATATTTCGAGAGGTAAGAAATATTCTAACAGATGATGGTACACTGTGGTTAAACATAGGAGACTCATACTATAACTATAGACCTGGTACTGGAGGATTACCTAAACAAACTGTTAGTAAAACCAATCAAGATCTACCAGAAAATTGTAATAGAAGAGCAAATAAATTAGAAGGATTGAAAGAAAAGGATTTGATTGGTATTCCTTGGATGCTTGCATTTGCATTAAGAGCAGATGGATGGTATCTTAGACAGGATATCATTTGGCATAAACCAAACCCAATGCCAGAAAGTATGAAGGATAGATGTACAAAATCACATGAATACATTTTCCTTTTAAGCAAAAACAAAAAGTATTTTTACGACAATGAAGCAATTAAAGAGCCAGCAAAAGACTGGGGAACAAGGGATCGCAGTAAAGGTAAGTACCACAATCCTGGCACTGGCTTGGTTCCTCATAGTGGGTTATCCAAGTCTTACCCTACAAAAAATAAACGGTCTGTTTGGTCAATAACTAACAAACCATACAAAGGAGCACACTTTGCTGTATTCCCACCTGACTTAATTGAACCATGTATTCTTGCAGGAAGTGAGAAAGGTGACATTGTTCTTGATCCATTTATGGGATCTGGAACCACTGCTATGGTTGCTAAGAAATTAGGTAGAGATTACATAGGTTGCGAATTGCATGAGGGTTATGGTAGTCTAATACAAGACAGAGTAAATTCTAGACAAGGTACATTAGAGAGTTTTTTATGAAGATAGCAATTATAACGGATCAGCATTTCGGTGCTAGAAAAGGTAGTGTAGAGTTCCACCAGTATTTTCAAAAATTTTATGAAGACATTTTTTTCCCTGCGATTGCTAGAGAAGGCATCACAACTCTTATCGATATGGGAGACACTTTCGACAATAGGAGGAGCATTGATCTCTGGTCTCTTAAGTGGGCTAAAGAAAATTACTTCGATAGGTTGCGAGATATGGGAATTGCTGTATACTCTATTGTTGGGAATCACACTGCGTACTACAAAAATAATAACACAGTTAATACTATTGACTTATTATTACGAGAATATAATAATATTATTCCTATCAGAGACTTTGCTGAGTATACAATTGGAGGCACCAGATTTGCCTTCCTCGCTTGGATGAACAAGGAAAATGAAAAAGCAATGCTAAGAAAAATTAAAGCATCTAAAGCAAAAGTTGCCTGTGGTCATCTAGAGTTAAATGGTTTCTCTCCATACAAAGGATTTCAACAAACAAGAGGACAAGATATAGAACACTTACAAAAATTTGATAGAGTCTTTAGTGGACATTATCATACTCGTAGTAATGATGGTCAGGTATTTTATCTTGGTAATCCATATGAAATGTATTGGAATGATGTAGAAGATGATAGAGGATTTCATTTCTTTGATACTGAAACTTATGAACTAGAACCAGTTAATAATCCTTATCGTATGTTCTACAATGTTTATTATGATGATACACCTTATCAAACATTTGATAGTAGAGAACTAGAAGGAAAGATAGTCAAAGTAATTGTTCAGAAAAAAAGTGATGTTAAATCATTTGAAAGGTTTATCGATAAGATTCAATCCTCTAATGTTGAAGAATTAAAAATTGTCGAAAATTTTGACTACAATAATGGATGGTTACATGGTGATGATGATATTGATGTGAGTGAGGAAAATACTTTGTCAATATTAAATACATATATTGATGAGTCTGAAGATACTCTGGACAAATCTAGAGCAAAAGACATGTTCAAAAACTTATACACTAAAGCTTCAGAAGTCGAGTAATGTATTTACTAACCTCAGAAAAACAATCAAAAGAAGGTGCTTATGCTGTAAAGGATAAGTCTGGAGATAAGGTTTTGTTTATTTTTGAAAAGGAAGATGATGCAGAAAGATACTCATCTCAGTTGTTTTCTGATCATGGAGTCCAAATGCAGGTTATAGAAATTGATGAGGGTGTTGCAATTTCTGCCTGTGAGATGTATAATTATAAGTACACTGTAATTACACCTAACGATATCGTTGTACCTCCACCACTAGATGATAAAATTTGAGAAAGTTCGTTGGAAAAATTTCCTGAGTACAGGAGACCAATGGACTAATATACAACTTGACAAGACTGGAACCACTCTTGTTGTAGGAGCAAATGGTGCAGGAAAATCTACCATGCTAGATGCCCTGTGTTTTGTGCTGTTTAACAAACCATACAGAAGAATAACAAAACTTCAAATGGTTAATAGTTCTAACGAGAAAGGAACTCTAGTAGAAGTTGAATTTAAAATAGGAACTAAAAGTTATCTTGTTCGTCGTGGTATCAAACCAAATATATTTGATATAGAAATCAATGGTGAGATGCGAAACAAAGAAGCAGATGATAGGATTAACCAAAAAATATTAGAAGATCATATATTAAAATTAAATTATAAATCATTCACACAAATTGTAATATTAGGTAGTAGTAATTTTATTCCTTTCATGCAATTATCTCTTTCTCATCGTAGAGAGGTTATTGAAGATCTATTAGATATTAAAATTTTCTCTGCAATGTGGAACCTTGTTAAAGATAAGATCAAAGACATTAGAGATGAGATTAAGATACTCAATACTAAGAAAGATACCATAAAAGAAAAGATATCTATGCAAGAGGATTTCTTAAAAGAGTTGCAAGATAGGGGTGAAAAAAATATAGAGAAAAATGAAGGAAAAATTACAAAAATTAATCTAGAAGTTGACAAATTACTTAATGAAAATATAGAAATCGAAGACCAAATTGTTACAAAAAACAAACAATTATTAGAGGTAAATGAATCTCCAAAACGGTTGAAGACACTAGAAAAATTAAAGGTTAAGTTAACTGAGAAAGTATCTGTTATTACAAAGGAACATAAGTTCTTTAACGATAATGTCACATGTCCTACATGCACCCAACCTATTGAAGAAAATTTTCGTCTAAATAAAATCGAAGACGCTCAAAATAAGGCAAAGGAACTCAGAGACGGCTATACGAAGCTTGAGGAGTCGATAAAAGAAGAAACAGAGAGAGAGCGTCTTTTTCTCACACTTTCCAAGGAGATTACGAATCTATCACATGGCATTTCTCAGAACAATGTTCGCATTACTGGATACCAGAGACAGACAGGAGATTTACAACAAGAAATTCAAACTCTTACCAAACAACTTCAAGGTAGAAATTCTGAACATGAGAAACTAAAAAGATTCGAGGATGATCTTCAACAAGTATTTGATGAACTCGTAGAGAAAAAAGAAGATATAAAATACCAAGACTTTGCATTCTCTCTTCTTAGAGATGGTGGAGTGAAGTCTAAGATCATCAAGAAATATTTACCACTCATTAATCAGCAAGTCAATCGTTACTTGCAGATGATGGATTTCTATATCAATTTTAAATTGGATGAAGAGTTTACTGAAACTGTTCAGAGTCCAGTTCATGATAAATTTACATACTCATCTTTTTCAGAGGGTGAGAAAATGCGTATTGACCTAGCACTTCTTTTCGCTTGGAGAGAGGTTGCTAGGTTTAAAAATTCTGCAAATACAAATCTTCTTATACTTGATGAGGTGTTTGATTCATCACTAGATAGTGTAGGTACAGAAGAATTCAATAAGATTATTAGATATGTTATTGCAGATTCAAATGTCTTTGTGATTTCTCATAAGATTGATATGTTAGATAAGTTCAATACTGTAATAGAATTTACTAAGAAAGGTGGGTTCTCTTATATGTCTAGTAAGTCTTTGGTTGAGGGTTAATTATGAAAGAGACTAAATGGACAGCACAAATAATGTTACAATCAAATAGATTGACAAGAGTAGAGTTCTTTTCACCATCCAATTTAAGAGAGGATGCAGAAGCAACTGTCAAGGCATTATATGGTGTAACTGATGTTCGTCAGTTAAGGAGATTGTGGTCATGAAAGAAGCATACATTGCTAAGAATGTTTTAGATTATACAGAGATCAAACAGGTCTATGATCATTTGATGAATAATCCATGTTGGCATATTGGTGGTGGTTATGCTAATGCAGATAATCCAATACTAGCATATCCTAGATTTGTTGCAAAAGATCCTAATGGAATACATTCAGAATTTATTGCTGCATATATGATTGCAACGATGGTTAATGTCAAACAAAAGATCAGAGATAAATATGGTTTTGAACTACCTACACATGATATAGAGTCGGTAGTTTTCAATGCCCAAAGGAAAGGCAACATACCTTGTTTCCATACTGATGGTACTGGTAGCAAGAAATATAGTTGGAGTATCATTGGATTCATGACTCCACAATGGGATAAGTCTTGGGGTGGAGAATTACAAATCCAAGAAGAGACTTTTACTTTTGAACCTGGTGATTTTATAGCATTCAAATCTACTGAACTACATGATGCTATGCCTATACTAGTAGACACACCATTTTACAGATTGACCTGTGCATGTATGATACCGTAATGTGACAGTATATTAAAGTGTCCACTTGAGGGTTTTTACCCTCTATTTTTTTGTTATACTAGTAGTATACAAGACGAGACAAAATGCTTCACGAAATTAAAGGTAAACTTGCCAAACTCCTAGCAACAGAAAATTTGATCATCGAGCATAGAGATGTGACTACTGCATCTTTCGATGTAGAGCGTAGAGTTCTTACTCTACCAATGTGGAAAATTAATTCTGAAGATGTATATGATCTTCTAGTAGCACATGAGGTTGGTCATGCACTTTATACTGACCCTCGTAACTGGTTCATGGAAGATGAGTACAAAGATCTTAATCCATCTTTAGTAAACATCACAGAAGATGCTCGTATCGAGAAGTTAATGAAGAGAAGATATGCAGGTCTAAACAAAACATTCAGTAGAGGATATACACAGTTAAATGATGATGATTTCTTTGAGACTCAAGGTGAAGATCTTGCATCATATAGTTTCCCTGATCGTATCAATCTATGGTTCAAAGTAGGTGCATTCTTAAACATCAAGTTCTCTAACAAAGAGAAAGAGATTGTAGATATTATAGGTAAGTCTGAAACATTTGATGATGCATTACAAGCAGCAAAAAGACTAAGTGCTTTTATCGAAGAGAACCAAACTAAAGATCTAGAGTTTGTAGAGAAAGTAGTTTCAAAAGAAGGTGTTGCTCAAGGTGGTCTTTCTAATCCTATGGATTTAGATGACTTACTAAATGAGTTAGCAGAGAAATCAGAAGAAGAGAAAGAAGAAACAACAGGTGAAGGTAACAATCTTAAACCAGAAGATATAGATGGAGATTTCGATCTTGATGATACTGAAGCAGATGATGACGATGATATACAAGATCTTAACTTCAGAGGTACAACAGGTGGTACTCATGCTACTAATGATTTTGAGACTAAAACTGTAGACTCACTAGCAGAAAAATTAGAAGAATTAGCAGGTATACCTAGATTTCCTGGACCGTCAGCTAAAAATAAAGAAGAACTTTTAGATAAACCTTTAGACGATTTTTATAGTAAGGTAGCGGCAGATAAAAAAGAACTTATTGACGAAGTTGCTCGTGAAGGGTTTGCAACAGATTCGATTCAGTCTCCAATTACTTTAGAATTAATTGAAGATCTTATGGACATGAATCCAGGAATGACTTTACGAGAAGCTATAAAAAAAGTAGACGACGAAATTAAAGTTGTTTTAAAATCTAAAAATATAGACAGTCTTTCTGACGTAGATCTAGAACCAGGATATTTGACTGATACAGCTATGCAAATGGAATTAGGGGCAAATCGTCCAGTGTATATGGGGGCAGGTAGTGGCACCCCTGACCCAACTAAATCTTTCCGTGTTGATGATGATTTCGTAAAAGTATTAGATACTATTCAAAAAGATGGTTTAAGTCCAAGTGCAGTACGACAAAAATTTAGAGCTGAAGTAAGTGAGCAACAAGGTGCTAACTGATTTAGACTTTTCTCATCTCCCC